CACACACAACCACGGAGAGAAATGCCAATTAAATTAAAAAAATCACAATCAAACTATGTCAAAGGAACACATAAAACAATAACAACACACTTTTATATAAAATCTACTCCATTAGTAGAACTTCAGAAAGAGTATGACAATTGTTTCACCACAGACAAGCAAGGCGCTACTGTTACTAAACAAGGTAAAGGTAGAATGAAAGTTAAAATACAAAACGAACTAGTTAAACGTGGGGTTATGTAAAGCAACACAATTGGGAAACAAAGGACTTGACAACAAGTCCTTTTCCATATATAATGACATTATTACTTTGAGAAAGGAGTGACTGGCGATGGCGTGGTATGATACAGCTTTCTGGAAAAAACCAGAATCTGAAATTATTAAAAAAGAAACTGTCGTAATTGACATGATGAAGGATGATGTAGATCCTGCAGAACTTACAATAGAAAATGCATACAAAACAAGATGGATATGGTATCACACAATGTTAGCAATAGGAATCTTTATGACTAACATCTTATTGATAGCAATACTAATAGTATTGGCAATTAAATTATGAGTAAAGTATTAATTACAGGTGGTTCAGGTTATATAGGATCACATCTAACAAAACTGTTGTACTCATATGGGCATGATGTTTGGTGTTTAGATATTAACTTTCCTAAACATCCTACAAATCCCAATGAATCTAATTTAGATCATCTTTATCAGTATCTACCATTTGATATTAATCAACCTTTCCCCGCAGACTTTGATGAAGAGTTTGATGCAGTTGTGCATCTTGCTGGTAAAGTAAGAGTCAACGAAAGTAAACAAATGCCAATTCAATACTACATTACTAATGTCAATGGTACAATGAATTGTTTATCTAAACTAAAGACACAGAACTTCATCTTCGCATCTACAGGTGTAGCAGAGCATTGCTATGACCCCTACGGTGTCTCTAAACGTGCGGCAGAAGACTGTATCATAGAGTATTGTATGAAGCGTAATCCGAAAGACTTTTCGATCTTTAGATTCTACAATGTGATCGGCACTGCTGGGTATCCTGCAACAAACCCTGATGGTCTTATGTACAATCTTGTTAATGCAATTGACACTAAAGAACTAACGATCTTTGGCAATGACTATGATACTCCAGACGGAACATGTCTGCGAGACTATGTACATGTTATGGAAATATGTGAATCATTAGCAAAAGCAATTGACAAGCCTTCAAACAGCATCGAATGTCTGGGACATGGTGTGGGTAGAAGTGTTACAGAAATTGCAGAGAAGTTCAGAGAAGTTAATAATGTTGACTTTGAAATCAAATATGGCCCTCGTAGAGAGGGCGATCTTGTTGAAACAGTACTTAAAGATAAATCAACATATATGACAAACCTTTATAGTTTCGAAGAACTACTTAAGATTTAATGCATTAACAGATAGGTACCAAGAACATCTGCACGGTTTGCAGAATCATCTCCATCGCCTGGCTTAACGATAACGTTCCATAAATCATTTTTAAATCCTCTGGCGCCATCTGCATTATCACTTTTGCTACGAGAACCTAAAGGTATCTTCATCATTTCTTCATAGGTGACAATAGTCTTTGGATCTATTGAATACTTGTTTGCTAATCTTTCTTTAAAAGTTTCATAATCTTCAGGGCTATTCCATTGCCAGCCGCCATCAGGACCTTTAATTAGTTTAGTTCCATCTTTCATAAGAAGATCAGTAAACAAATCTTTCGGAACAACACTTGAATGTTTAGTTACACCAAAGTCAACTCGTTTTTCTTCAGCTTTTCTAGCACCCATTGAGAAGTTAATCTTAAAGTTGGGTGGGCGATTTTGAACTGAGCCTGCAACGTCTGCCATTTTAGTATATGCGTAAAAGTCTACTGTCGGGTGTGTTGCGGCTAATTTATAAGCCATTTCTAAGTATTCTTCTGAGAAGAAATCTCCTGCATCATGCCAACGAACTGTTACTTTATGTTTGCCTTGTTTAGCATCTGCTTTTCTGGATTCTTTGTCGATTTCAGTAGAGAGTTGTTCCATAAATCCATTTGGATCATTCCACAAGTAATTTAAGGTACGTGTTTGACTTAACGATGATGCTCTCCATTGTACATATCCACCTTTTAAAGCATAACAGAATGTCTTGCACTCTCCTGCTCCAGGACATGTGTTAATGATAACAAATTCTTTCTTTGCTTCGTCATAGCCCAAGCCTGTCAGTGCAGGGAGGCCGATGTTATAGAAGATACTGGTTGTACCGTCACTGTGTTGCATTTTTTCGTTTTGCTTAAGTAACTTAGTCGGACGTACTGTAATGTCTTTGGCTAATTTGTCTAAGTCATACGGGTTTTTTTCTTGGTCAACGATAGGAATAAGATCCTGAACATTTGATCTATGAATGTAGGGGAGTTTATACTTATCTGTCTTGCCTTTGTCTTTTGCACTAATTCTATCTAAGTATGCAATGAGTTCTTTTTCTGGGAATTTTCGAGTTTGTGCTTGTAGTGGTGCTTCATCAAGTTCATCTTCGTCAATCTTCGTCAGGCCTGACAATTGTTTAATAAGTCTTAACTCTCTTGCGTTCGGACCTTCATCTTTATCTGCTAGTTCTCTATCTGGACCTTTAGGACCTTTTGATCTAAACATTCTGTCAGCCAAATCTGCTTCTGTACTATCTTTGTACTTAACAGCAGGTTCTTTTCCATCCTTACCTAAAAATTCACTTTCAGAGTATACAGATTCGTCTCTTGCTTTCACAGGACCAAATCTGTCATCATGGAATCCGGCGCCATCACATTCTGGGCATACAATTACATCTCTTTGACCACGATCATAGATTGTGCCGTCACCTCTACAAGAGTTACATTTACCGGATTTGGTTCTAGTATCAGTTGGCTGATTATCGTAATTTGGTATATAAAATTCTTCTAGGTCTTCAGCATCATCGTCTTTTTTTGCCGCTACTTCTTCTGCATCTGCTTCAGGTTTTACACCATGTGATGCTAAGAATTGCCCTAGTGATTGTACTTCAAAGTCTTTGGTCATTCCAGCATTGCTGCCATCTGAACGAGATTTAAATTTTGCTTGTGATTTAACTAAATCTGACGTAGCACCTGGATTTGCTTCGGGCAAATTGGACTTGACTTCATGGTCATGTTCTGTTAATATGTTTAATATGTTACGTAAATCCATAATGGCTAAAGACTCCTACTATATAAGAGTATTTATCAATACTAAAACATAATGAAAGGAAAGTATGAATATATTTTATTTAGATAATGACCCAGTTAAATCAGCAGAGTTACACTGCGACAAACATGTGGTTAAAATGATCATAGAGTATGCTCAGTTGATGTCTACTGCCCATCGTGTACTTGACGGTGAAATGTATGTCGATAAAACTGCAAACAATCGACGTATTAAGCGTTGGTGTTTAGCCGATAAACATATGGAAGAAGTAGTGTATAAAGCATCACACATCAATCACCCTTCAAATATTTGGATTCGATCTAGTGATTCACACTATCAATTTGTGTATGACATGTTTGTTGCTCTATGCAACGAGTACACACACAGATATGGTAGGGTGCATCTAACTGAGGAAAAACTCAAGGACATTCTACAGCAGTTGCCTAATAATATCACAAGTGCAGACTTTGTTGACCCTCCCCAAGCAATGCCCGATGATGTCAAAACATCTAACACAGTTGATGCTTATCAGAATTACTACAGGGTTTACAAGAAGGATTTTGCTAAGTGGACTAATCGGCCGTCACCATTGTTCATGGAAAATATATTGGGTAAGGACAATCTCTCTAAATATATACACAGTGAGGAATTATATGTTTGAAAAATTAAAGAGTGTGTTTGGGAAAAAGAAAACAGAACCAACACCGAAGAAAAAATCAACACCGAAACTATCTGATAAAGAGGTAGCGACACGAGCCGGTGAGCCTTGGGTAAACATTATAAAAGTAAACGTTGATCCAGATAACATTAACAACGGTGCGTTCGAACTTGACTGGAATGATAAATTCTTACTGAATCTTATTAAACAAGGCTACAAACAAAAAGAAGAGGATAAAGACGAGCAGATTGTTGATCGTTGGTTCCAAACTGTGTGTCGCAATATTGCATTAGAAGTTTACGAGCAAGATCAGGCTGACCCTCAAAACAGAGGAGTAGACAAGGATCCGATTACTGGTGCAGAAATGCGAGTAGTTCAAAGTAAAGACTTAGGCAACGGCCGCTCAGAAATTAGTTAAGGAACTACAATGGATAATTTAGTATTTTGTAAAAAGTATCAGGAAGAACTTCCTGCAATGTCCTTTCCTCCTTTACCAGGAGAAAAAGGAAAAGAATTACTAGCAACAGTTTCACAAAAAGCATTAGATGCTTGGAAGGCTCACCAGACTACACTGATTAATGAACGAAGAATGGATCTTTCTGATACCACAACTAGGGCTTTTCTAATAGAAGAAATGTACAAGTTCTTTGATAACAAAGAAGTAGCACAAGCAGAAGGCTTTGTCGAACCTGAAAAAACACTCGACAATGTAGTCCAGTCGTATACGCCACCTCCCCTAATTTAATTTACCCTTTTTACCCAGAAAGGCTTGCTTTCTACTAATTTATTGCGTATAATATACGAATATTATGATAAATAAGAGTACTGGTATATGAAATACGCACTCATTGATACAATGAATACTTTCTTCCGTGCAAAGCATGTTGCATCACGCAATGCTGACACATGGGAAAAGATAGGTATGGCCCTACATCTGACCTTAGGGTCTGTTAATCAAGCAGTTCGTAATTATGGTGTTGATCATGTAGTGTTTTGTTTAGAAGGTCATTCATGGCGTAAAGAGTTCTATGGACCATACAAAGCAAATCGTAAGGTAAAAGAACAAGACATGACTGAAGCAGAAGTTGAAGAGAGTCAGATGTTCTGGGAGACTTATGAGTCATTGATTAAATTTCTACAAGAAAAAACTAATGTCACAGTTCTACGTGATCCGAATGCTGAGGCTGATGATTGTATAGCACGATTTGCCGCACTACATCCAGATGATGAGCATATTATTATCTCAACTGATACTGACTATCTACAATTGTTATCAGAGTCTGTTCATATGTATAACGGTGTTACTAGACAATTAATTACCATCGATGGTTACTTTGATGACAAAGGTCGTCCAGTCATAGATAAGAAGACTAAAGAACCGAAGGGGTTAGAGGACCCTCAGTTTCTATTGTTTGAGAAATGTATGCGTGGTGACACAAGTGATAATGTGTTCTCTGCTTACCCTGGTGTTCGTAAGAAAGGTACACAGAACAAGACAGGTCTATTAGAAGCATACGCAGATAAAGATAAGGGTGGATTCAACTGGAATAACATCATGTTACAACGATGGACAGATCATAACGAGGTCGAGCATAGAGTAAGAGATGACTACGAACGTAACCGTACATTGATTGATCTGACTGCTCAACCAATTGCATTCAGAGATGCAACTGACAACACTATCAAAGAAGGTGTAAATGCTAACAAGAATGTACCACAAGTTGGTGTACACTTTATGAGGTTCTGTGGTAAGTATGAACTGAATAGAATTAGTGATCAAGCAGATAGTTATGCTAAATGGTTGAACACATCATACAAAGGCAATTTATTAAATGACTAGTAACAAAAACGGAGAAGACATGATTATAGATATCGAATTAACTGCCAAGCCAATTACGGACGGTGAGTTTTGGATTTTAACACAAGGTGATAAAAAAGTAGGAAACGTTTGTGCGAATTCAGCAGGTTATGGTGTTGAATTAGGCGGACATAGTTTTCAATTCAGTACGACCGATGAAATTAAAAGCAAGACTAAAATTAAATTTGTCACACCTGAAAAATCTAATGTGAAATTAGAAGTTCCTTATCCTGAATATCCGTGTCCAGCAAAGACCTATAATTCTGTATTTGATGTGTCACGTGGATTGCACGTTTTTACCAAATCTAAGAAAAGTAAATGTTTCCATGCCGCAGGATACTTCCTAGTCGAGCATAACAACACACAAGAAGTGATTTTTTGCCCTAAATATATCTTTATTCAACGTTATACGTACTTAGGTCCGTATAAAACAAAAATAGAAGCACAAAATCAGATAAATATATAGGCATGATACATATTAAAAGTTTTTTTAATAGAATGTCTATTATGGAAAGTAAGCAATCTATTAGTTTGGTAATGACTAAAGACGATGCTAGAGGTTTACGAGATGAGATTAGTAGTCTGTTAGCCGATTTGCATAAGTTAAGCAAAGAAGAAATTGAGAATAAAAATGAAGAAATTATTGAAGTTAAAATCAAAGGCGGCACTTTTAAATGAGTAGGAATCAGCCTTCGATCTTACTTGAATACGTAGATAAAGATACGTACAAGTGTGATCAAATTATAGAAGCATCAGGTATCTGGGCGGTCTATTACGATGATCAGCCAATCAATTTAAAATCATCTCATTACTTAACTAACGATGCCGCGCCTAAATACAAAAAAACTAGTTTTTCAAATCCTGGCCATGCCAGAAACTTATGCCGAAAATTAAACGCCCAATTCAAATCAGACAAATTCACAGTTGTCTTTATGAACTCGGGGCGGAAGGTATATCCTGATGATATTTCCGAAGACTAAAAAAGAAATAACCCAAGCAATTCTCAACACATTACCTCGAGGTCCTTATCACTCAATACCAATTGACAATGTTATATTCGATTGGTGGTTGACAGGTAGAGGCGGACAAGGATTACGATTATCTGACCCAGGCTTAAAAGCATTTGAGAATGCTCGGATTGAATTTTATGATTTTCCATTAGGATTAAATTCAGACGGGAAAAGGAAAATAATCGCACCTGAATCATTTGTACATGAACTCATCAAAAAAATTAGATGTCCGTATTACTTAGGAATACGAACGACTAAGGCCTGGGACATAGACAAGCAACAACGAGATCCATTCATTCGAATCTATGATCACAAAACAGCAATGATGATTACCCTTCATGGTAACTTAAGAGATTATTTAGATGCGGTATGATTAGCAAACATGACTGGTATGCGTACAGGTTATATTGGTTTAATAAAAAATTCAATTTTGTAATACAGGTATAAATAGAGAGGTAGGAGGGTCCTACAATATGAGTATATTATGAGCAAGACAGGAATACCGGTTTTGTAATTAATTACTTAACACTCACACTGGAGATAACTTTGAAGATCATACGTAGTATTAAAAGAAATTTGGTTGGATGTAATGGTAGTGGCGAACTATGTGAAAACTTAGGTTTTCTAACAATTGCTTCTGCTTGTTTTTACATCATGTTTTTATCAGTAGCACAAATCACGTAACACATTCCTCGATCTGTTTAAACTAATATGCCCATTTCGCAAGATTTGGGCATTTTTCCCTTGACATTGGTATACAATGGCAGTATAATAGAATAATGAAAACAACACTGACAGAAGGAAGATATGCGGGTAACCTAGAATTCATCGGCAAATTATTGCTGGAGGGTGGTTACCAATCATTCATAGATTGGCTATTAGAGCAAGATGAAACCCGTCAACTTGATGTAGTCTACATGATGGCACTTTTTGCCAAAGAAACCAGTGTCTTAGTTTCTGAGAAATCTAGGGGTGAGAAGTCCCCTGCTACTCTTGCTACTCAATCATTAAAGGTAAGAAGTCCAGGGTTGAAGGGGATTGATGAAGCCGCAAAAGAGATCAAAAGTAAGCCCAAAACGCCAAAATTGACTCTGATCTCCAATAAAGTAGTCCCATTTAAACGCAAAGACCCAAAATAATTGAAAATAATGGGTAAAAAGGCTTGACATTGGGTAAGAAATTCGTTATAATATATGTATATTATGAAACAACAAGGAGATATAATGTACTTAATAATCGACAACACTAATCAAGCAATCCACAGAGAGCCTAACAAGACCTCTTATGCTTCTACTCAGTACAAGACTACTGGTGCCGCTAAAGCAGGTATCACTAGAACTGTAAAGTACTATCAGAAGGCTTTTGATCAAGTAAACGAATGTCTTGCTAATGGTGAGAAAGAATACATGGCTCACATGTACAATGCATACCGTGATGCTACTGAAGCACACTTTGGTAAAGTTCACAGACAGTTCGCATCGTCTTACACGATTGTTGCTGTTGCTGATTATGTAGAACCAATGATTACTAAAACTGGCATGTGTCCGGGTACAGGTAAACAAATTACTGTAACTGAGGGTATCAATCAACCTTACTATCTCAGCCCATTAAGCGAGTCTTACTGGAGTAGATAAGATGTCTGTTTACGGTTACGCAGGAATGAAGAACATGGGATATAAAGATAAATCTAAAGCAAAAGCCTTCAGTTACTCAGCAAACGATGTTTGGGCAGTAGCATGTAAGGCTCAACGCCTCAACAAAGAGTACATTAAATTTGTACCTGAAGGCTCTAAAAAAGAAACTAACCGTGAGATCATTTATCGCCTTTTAGAAGAAGGACCAGGACATTTAACAATTGCTGACAAGAATGCAGGCGTTAAAGTTCGTCAGCATTTTCAGGCTTTGACATTTAAGTTGTTGACTGGCGCACATGTTAGTGACTTTGAAAAAACTGCATTGGAAATTGCTGATAAAGACCTCATCAATAGTAAATTAGATGTTGCTATTATCGCAAGTCTTCCACAATCATATGAGAAGGCTAATGTTCGTAAATCTGAGGATCAGGAGATTTCACAATTGATCACAACCAAAACAATAGGCAAGATCAAAGATAGAGTTGACCTACGAGTCACTGTATTAAGAAGTTTTCTTTCTCAAAAATGGGGTTGCTATTTTATAACAGCGGTCACAGAAAATGACGAAGTTGTGTTCTTTGGATCATCAAAGATTGTAACTAAAGTTGGAGAGGTTCTGGATATCAGAGGAACAGTAAAAGGTTACCGTTCTGATGATGGTGGAATGATCACTCAACTTAATCGTGTTCTGCAATACGATAGTAAAGATATTTTAACAACGGTGAAATAATGAAAAATTATTTAATTGGATTTGTGATAGGGTACTTATTGTGTGCCTATTCGTTTGGTGGATCAGAAGGAATGGCAATTGTTATTGAAGAAGCATTTACTCAAATAAGCATGTGGATTTCTCAAATTAGAGAATCTATTTAGGAGATACATATGAGTGCAAGTTGGATACATAAATTAAACGAAAGCAATTCAAAATTGTACAAGCAAGATGTTTTGACCCAAGTATTAGAGGCGGCTACATTAGGTAGTACAAATGCTATTACTTTTTTAGAACTAGCAAAAGCAACATATAATCCATATGTCACTTATGGCATTAGAAAGGTTCCAGATGCTACAGTATCAACGTCAGAAGAGAACCCTTGGGAAGACTTCAAAGAGTTACTCAATCAATTGGCTGAACGTGAACTGTCAGGCAATGCGGCAGTAGACGCAGTTGAAGCAATGTCACTTAGATTCTCTGATGATGAATGGAATAATTTTTGTGCTCCAGTTATTCGTAGAGATTTACGATCAGGGTTTTCAGTTGCGACTATTAACAAAGTATGTAAAGGAACAAACTTTGAAGTACCTGTTTTCAAATGTCAACTTGCTACTAACTCAGAAGGTCGCCCTGAAATGTCAGGCACCAAAAGACTTGAGCCTAAATTAGATGGCGTCAGAGTTCTGATGGTAGTATCGTGTGAGCCAGGCATGTATAATCTCACTGAGCCAGTCGCAACATGTTACAGTCGTAACGGAAAAATCTTTGAGAACTTCACTCACATTGAAGATCAAGTCACACAAAACGCAAGAAAAATCATTTCATTGTTAGGACCAAATATTGGTAATAACAAAGAAGGCTTTGTGCTTGATGGTGAAGTTGTCGGGGCATCATTCAACGAGTTGATGAAACAAGCACGTAGGAAGACGGACGTGAAGTCTACAGACACTATATTCAATGTGTTTGATGTTATGCCCTTAGTAGATTTTCGTAGAGGACATTGTAATGCTCAATTACGAAAACGCATAGAAGCACTCAATAACTTAACCACTCTATTTGATAACTTATCAGCATTAGAATTGCTACCGCACATTCTAGTTGACCTAGACACACCTGAAGGAGTAAAAGAATTTAGAACATATGCCAACGACATGGTTGAAGCAGGGTTCGAAGGCATAATGATCAAAGAGTTAGAAGCACCATATGAGTGTAAACGAAATCTCTTCTGGATGAAATGGAAGCCTACTATTACTGTTGACTTAGAAGTTATAGAACTTGAAGAAGGGACAGGCAGAAATGAGGGTAGATTAGGAGCGTTAGTTTGTGAAGGCACAGACGATGGTAAACTAATCAAAGTAAATGTAGGGTCAGGGTTTTCTGACAGCGACAGAGATTCATACTGGGAAGCAAAAGACGAAGTGATTGGTCAAACTGCTGAAGTACTATGTGATGTCATTAGTCAAAACCAAGATGGCACATATAGTCTACGATTCCCAAGATTCGTAAGATTCAGAGATGACAAATAAGGCATTAGTTTGTGAAGGCACAGACGATGGTAAATTTATAAAAGTAAATGTTGGTTCTGGCTTTTCTGACAGCGACAGAGATTCATACTGGGAAGCAAAAGACGAAGTGATTGGTCAAACTGCTGAAGTACTATGTGATGTGATTAGTCAAAACCAAGACGGCACATATAGTCTACGATTCCCAAGATTCGTAAGATTCAGAGATGACAAATAATGAAAATTGAAATAGGTAAAGAATACACGATAACTAACAAGTACAAAAAAAGTTATGTGGAAACCGAGTATCTCAAAAACTATGATGATAGTGGAGATATAATCTCAGTTCAAACAGGCTGGAGAAGTGGTACTTGGACAGTAACTCCGCAAGAGGAACATGAAGTTGAAATGTTAGTCGCCGCGATGGCAGACGAATTTGATGATGAATTGTGTATGAATGATTTTGAAGAAGCCGAAATGGATTCATCATGGGATGGTTGTTGGGACGAGTGGGACTGGTCAGGATACAAATCTAAAACTGGTAAAGCCTTAGAAGAATTTCAAGAGGAAGTCCAAGACGAAGGTGTTGGTTATCTAATAGATAACGGTTTTGACTCTAGTGAGTGTGAATGCTACTTTCAAGGACAAATATTAATAGAAGAAATAAACACTTGACTTTTACCGAAAAAGGCAGTATAATAAGTTATACTTTAATTTAGGAGAAAAATATGGTAATAGATAAAGAATTGGTTGAAGACATTATGACATTGGCAGACGTGCTACCAGCACAGCCAGGTGACGGTGACTTTATAGATAGTGACAACGGTCAATGTTGTTGTTTTGAATACGACTGTAAAGACGCATATGTTCACTGGACATCAGGATTCTAATATGGCTAAGGTTGTAACTTGTATAAAAAGTGAATGGCACCAAGTCGAAAGACAATATGGTATTGAGATCGACCTTCAGTATGTTAGAGACTTGTTTTTAGAACACGGAGAAACAGAAGAAGGATGCCAAGCACTGTTTGACAAGTTAGTCTCTGGTGAAATGGATGGCGGAGACTTAGAAGATTATGGATATGAAACATATACTGATTTTTACGGTATGGATTGGGACTGGTTAGATAAGGATGACTGGTGGACAGATCGCAAAGGTGGATATGATGTCACATATAAACAAGAAGTGATAGAAACAGAGCCAAGTACACCTAACGATGAGGCAAAGGTTGATAAGAGGACTGAATCAGAAAAATCACAAGATGAGTTAGAGCCAATCTCTACTGACCCAGAGTTTGTAAAAAATATCAAAGACGCTAAAGAAGCCTTTAAGGGTTGGGGAGATGAGTAATCTTCCCAACATACCAGAAGGTTTGGTAGGTTCCAGACATACCTTTCCAGATGGTGACTCTATTATGATCTTTGAAATTAAACTCAGAGATCGATTAATTGAAGGCGAAGGTTTAGAAGGAATCACACCTTTTGTCATCTATGAGATCCAACAAGGGCCTGGTATCCCTAGACGATTAACAATGTCTTATAATGCATTTCTTGGAACATACGGACATCTATTCCCGTTGATGTCTGGGAAGCAAGAATAATCACTCTTATACTGCATGAATCGTACTAAATACTATAGCAACAATGAAAAGGAAACAAATTACGAGATGTTTTTAGCATACCTAACTTTAATCACTGCACTCACTATTAGTGGAGTAGCAATTTTTTATTCGGTCTCAGGTTTAGCCGCAATCTTTTCGGCGGCTGTTATTCCAATTATTATTATGGGCGGTGTACTGGAAGTCAGTAAACTTGTGACAGCAGTCTGGTTGCACAGATATTGGCGAATCGCTACCTGGTGGCTAAAAGCATATTTAGGTATAGCCGTCGTTGTCTTAATGCTTATCACTTCAATTGGTATCTTTGGATTCTTATCTAAAGCCCATGATACTGCCTCAGGCAATGCTACTGAAGCCATTGCTACTGTACAACGAGTTGATGGACAGATTGCGAGAGAAGAAAACAGAATTGTTATTCTCCAAGAAAGAATTGCGAGTGTATCTTCTGGCGATGGGTTTGATGTATCTAGTTCTATTACACAGCAACAAGAAATCATTAGCGGTTCCCGTGATGCTGTACAAGCAGACATTGATTATAACCAAACTCAAATTACGTCTCTTAATGAAAGATTAGACAGAGATTTGGTAGCCTTAGAAACCTCTCGTTCCGCAGATGTTAAAGTACAAACAGACAAACTAATACCGTTAGATAGAATTGTAGACAGTTATGCTAGTCAAGGTACTGTTACCACAGAAACAACCGCAGGTGGATTATTCAGAAGTGCTGAAACAGAAACAGTTGACAATGTTGCTAAAGCAAACGAAGTAAGACTTTCACAAAAAGCAGAACGTGATGCTATCGCCGCAGAGATACAACGCATAGACGAAGTTGCGAGAGACAGAGAGTCTGAGTTGCGTAAAGCGGCTGCCGCCTCTGTTAGAGAAGCACAAAGAAACATTAATAACTATCGTGCCCAGACACAAGCCACAGTTGATACTGCTACAACAGAAATCAATCGTTTAAGACAACAATCTAATTCATCACAAGACGATGGCTTGGCTCAGATAGATGAATGGAACGTACAAATAGATGGTATCTATACTACAATCGATGGACTCAAAGACGAGAAGTTTGAGTCTGAACAAGCAGTTAGATTAGTTGAGAGTGAAGTAGGTCCTATTAGGTACATTGCTGAGTTCTTTACTGGTACCGAAGATGCTGATGCGAGTCTATTAGAGACAGCAGTATCTTGGTTAATTATGGTCATCATCTTTGTGTTTGACCCACTAGCAGTTCTATTGCTGATCGCAAGTCAGTACACATTTGAACAACGCAGAAAAGAAAAGTTCCCAGATGGAGAACCAACATTAAAAAAGCCTGAAGAAGAAAAGGCCGAGGAACCGGAACCAGAACCTGAGCAGTTACATGAGGGATTTGACAGTCAACCATTTGGAACCGACTATCCATATTTAAATTTCAAAGAAATAGAACCTAGCATTGATGAAGTTAGAAGTGCATTTGAAGACTGGGAAAAAGAACAACAACGGTTGGTGGAGGCAAGAGACTCGGCGAAACAAGATCAGGTGATTGAGCCTGTATCCGAGCCTGTACCAGAGCCAACGTTGGAAGAAGCACAGCAAGCATTAGAATCTTGGGAAAATAGTCTACCAGAATCTGAGCCAATGGCGCAAGAAAGTGTTGAATTAATGGAAGAAGTGGCGCAAGAAAGTGTAGAAGAAGTCACAGTTGAAGAACCAACAATTGATTCTGATGTTCTTATTTCAGATTATGCAGAGATTGCTACGACTGGTGTTACTGTTGAAAAGGTTACCAAAGAAGAAAGTGAATACATGCTAGATCCTGACGGTAGATCAATTCATAAAACTGCATTGAAATCATTACACCCAGAACTCTTTTTACAAGTAACTGGCGGGACGACACCAAGCACTAGTTTTGGTATTGTTTTCCCTAAAGTTGCATCAAAAGGTGATATCTTTGTACGAGTAGATGCTAACCCAAATCGTGTTTACAAATTTGAAGGCACTCAGTGGATAGAAGTACAAAAAGAACAATCAGATTCTTACCTATACAATGAAGAATATCTTAAGCATCTAGTTTCCAGAATCGAAACGGGCGAGTATGATGTCGATTTATTGTCAGAAAACGAAAAAATTCAGATCGAAGAATATCTTAATTCAACCAAATAAAGATGAAAAAGTGCATTATTTGCACTTTTTTTGTCCAAACGCTTGACATTACCCAAAAAACCTAGTATAATACTCTTACATTAAACACACACACAGGTTATTTGTATGAAAAACGTACTGCTCGTTTCGGGTGTATTACTTCTTTCCGCATGTGGCGGTGGGGGCGGAGGTTCAAGCACACCTAGTACAGCATCAATAGCGGGTGGTGGAACCACACCACCTCCCCAAGCTACAGCATCTATCACAGCAAACCCAGCAGTTGTATTCCAGGGGGACTCAACCGTTATATCCTGGAACAGTTCTAATGCATCATCTTGTACAGCATCGGGTTATTGGTCTGGCAACAAAGCAACATCTGGTAGCGAAACGGTTGCTATGACTAGTTACGGTGAGCAGAGTTTCACTGTTAAATGTGGCACTGCATCATCAAGTGTCACTGTTCAAGTCAACACAGAAGACTCAGAAGGGTCTTGTGTGAACCCTCACAATGCAGAGATTTATGAATCTTACTTAGGTGTGTATGAACTGCCGATGCCGCAAAATTCATTCGGAGACGATCATGTTAAATCAATCGGTTTTAAAGATTATGGGGTTGAGTGGATATATAATAATTACAAAGGAAAGGGTGCGAGTTGGATTGAAAAATGCAGCCAAAATCAATACATTAGGTTGATGTATAGAACAACTTTACGAAGACTTAAAGATCACGGTGCGACTGAAGTAAACATATATAATTTTGGTTACTGGAAAGATGCTACAGCCGAACACTGGCAAATCAATCATAACATGAAACACTTAGATGATTGGGTAGTTGAATATATTGTATCCGAAGCGAATAAGTTAGGAATAAAAACTAATTATACTTGGCAGTTTCTAACACAAGACAGCAATATGAATTATCTATTTGATGCAACACATCTTTCAGGGTATGTAAGGCTAGATATGCCTCTCTTAAAGAAAATTATGGATGCCCACGAAGAACACATACTGTGGGAAGCAGATCGTTTAGAACAAATTGGCGTAGGGGCAATATCTGCTGATTGGAGTGCGATGTGGCTATGTTTTCATTGTGGCACCGGCGACAACTGGAACCCTCCTCAATCTGAAGTTGATGCACTCAAAGATTATTATATGGAACGAATGGGCAGTATCATTGATCAAATCAGAGGAAGATTCTCAGGCAGAATCTATGTCGGTGAAGGTATTCAATGGAATGATAAAAGAGTATTTGATAAAGTTGATGGCATTGTTTTACCCTTTGGTCATTTATTATCTGATGCTGAAGTTGAGACTGCCACGGTTGATTTAATGCAAGAAAGGGCACTACTATGGATAGAGGGAATATACAATGAATGGAATTGCTTAGATAGCAAGCCCTGCTGGCATAACTCTAGTACGACTATTCCCCCTGTCATGTTTAATTTATTCTCACAAAGTCATGCATCCTTTTTGTCAACGGGCTGGATAGAGGATGGGTTCTGTACTCCAGGAACCATTAATGATGTTACCTATGAATGTGTTCAGTATGAAGTAAAGACTGATTTTTCGGCTCAAGCAATATTTACAGAAGGGCTCTTTAGAGCAGTTGATACACAAAGTTATTTTGAGACATTAGGCACAACAACATCAACTGGATATTGGTTATCAGATACATTAATACCAGATGTTAACCAGATGCCAACAAGTACAGCAACAGTAGAGGGCTTTCCGAATATATCGCAATCAATTAGAGGCAAGCCTGCTGAGAAATTATTCAAGTACTGGTATACAGGACAGTACGAGTCATATGAGCCGACAATTAGACAATGATTTACCCAAATACATTGTGTATTGTTAGCATAACCTGTATAATAAACTATACTTTAAAATAAGTCGGAGAAAAAAATGAAAAATGTATCCTTAATATTATGTCTTGGACTAGTTATGTCAGGATGTTCAAGCACGGGGTCAAAGAACACAGTTGATAGACCAAACGGACCTGACACTGAACCGTATGTGGTTCAGGAATTAACTACTAGATTTGACAACGACGGACTTGTAGTCAAGTCTGAATGTCTTAAAAGAGGGATAACGTTAGGTTGTAAGGAGTTATCCATTAAATCTATCGAGGCGACTGTAACGGTTAACTCAAACGGTGGAACAAATGCTCTAGCAGTTAATGCAATTACAGTTGGCAAAGAACAAGCAAAAGACGAGATAGTTAGATTCTTCGGTGAAGAGATTACATCCGATCGAGTTGTACAGACTATTATGAAAAATATTGAAAAGGGCAATGACCGCGTTGGCAATGTAATCGAAGGGTCAGTGGAAATTACTGACGTTGAAGCATTAGGTGATACGTCAGTGCGTGAAAATTCTAATGACTATGAACGTATAGTAACAACCTCAGTAAGATCAGTTGCAAAGCGTAAGATAGCAGGGTTAGGCTATAATGTTAAAACAGTTGACGATCAACTTATGCGGGTTACTGCTATTTGGACACGAGACACTCAATCACTAATTAATCCAAACCTTTAAGGAGTTATTCAGCATGAGAAGTCTACTTCTCTTACTCCTACTCATATCTTCTCCAGTATACGCAATCGTAGTAACTGGAGAAGGTTTCTCATTCGAGGACGCAAAACAACAAGCATTTAAAAAAGCAGTCGAAAAAGAAGTTGGTGTTATTGTTGATTCAGAACGCATTGTTGTTAACCAAGACCTAATTTCTAATCAAATCTTAACATTCAGTGGGGGTTACATCACAAGTTACAACATATTAGAACATTATCCAACTGGTGAGTTACAATATGTTAAATTAGATGTCACAATTGCATCTAGTAAGTTAAAAGATTTTATATTACTACAACCACATGAAATATTAGATTTTGACGGTGGCCAACTCAAAGAAATAATCAGTTCATATAAACAACAAGCAATAGATGCAGACGCATTAGTTGACAATTTCCTAAAATACTATCCTCAGAAGGCGTATTTAATTACAGCAGATGAATATGTCATTAAGACAGATTCATATAGAAACATCTACCTAGAGATTCCATATACAATTGAATGGAATGATGAGTTTTTACACGGATTCGCAGAAATCGCAGGGCTTATTGGTAGCAGAAAGGCAATATTAGATGTTCCTGTGTTGCTATTCAAAGGTGAACCGTACAATGATAAAGCAACATATTATTTCTACGATAAAATTACGTTCGGCAACATTAACAAAGTGTTTGATAAAAATGAGTATTTACATATAACTCTTATTAACGGACGTAAACAAACAGTGCTAAATACATGTGTTCAGAGCATAAATTACAATGGTATTACAAACATACTACTAGACAAGTATTCGGTGATGTATAGTAATAGTCGGTCTGATATTGTAATTGAGGGTACCAAACGAGTATCTAATGTCACAAGAATAGGTTTAACTAACGATATAGCAAATTTAATAGACGGCCAAACACAATTAAAGATAAGTGTGAGTTCAATTGAGTTGTGTTAAAATAAGGAATACTTAATGACCGAAAATAAAAATTCGCATTGTTCATTTTGCGGTAGCCACAAGGATTCTGTCACTAAATTGATAGTTGGCGAGTCAGTCGCAATATGTTCTGAATGTGTTGTACTGTGCCAAAAATTAATCGCCAATGAAAATATAGAAGATGGACGCAATCATTCATCAAAAGACCCTGCTAAAAGCCTAGATGCGTATGCAATCATGCGACATCTAAACAAGTATGTTGTAGGACAAACATCAGCAAAGGAAGTATTGTCTGTTGCTATATCAAATCATTTTAAAAGAGTGTTTAATCCGCCCCCAGCTGGTTTAGAAATACATAAAGGTAATGTCCTTTTGATTGGTCCTACTGGTTGCGGTAAAACATTACTAGCAAAGTCAGTTGCCAAATACTTAGACGTTCCGTTTATTGTTGCTGATGCTACTAATTTAACAGAAGCTGGTTATGTCGGAGACGATGTAGAAAGTATGTTAGGTGTATTGTTAGCCCAAGCAGACAACGATGTAGATAAAGCAGAACGCGGCATTATCTTTATCGATGAGATAGACAAAGTAGCACGTAAGAGTGAAAACGTCTCTATAACACGTGACGTGAGCGGAGAGGGCGTCCAACAAGCACTCTTAAAGATAGTCGAGGGTACAACTGTACGAGTTGCTCCTAACGGTAAACGTAAGCATCCTAATGAACCGATGGTTGAGATCGATACAAAGAACATACTCTTTATCGCTGGCGGCGCATTCGGTGGGTTAGAAGAAGTAATTAAAAGTAGAACAACAGGTTCCAATTTAGGATTTGGATCAGAACTAAAAGATCAACAGGAAGGACATTTTGCAGATGTAAGGCCGGACGATTTAATTAAGTACGGTATGATTCCAGAATTCATTGGTAGATTTACAACTACAATCAACGTAGAGAAATTAAACAAGCAAGAACTAATCAAGGTGTTGACAACAGTTAAAAGTAACTTCATTGATCAATACACATATTTGTTTAGTATCGATGATGTTGCGTTATCATTTACTGATGATGCAATTGAAGAAATGGTAATCAACTGTATCAAATTAAAGACAGGTGCAAGAGGATTACAAACTGAAATAGAACGAGTATTGATGCCCCACATGTTTAATATCGGTAAATATAAAAAGAAAGGCATCACAGAGATAAATATAGACAAGGAACTTGTCATCAACCCAAAAGCGAGCATATGAAATTTAATAGACCAACCAACGATTCAAAATTTAAGAAAGAATATCCCAAAGCTGGAGGTAGAGAAGTCATTGTAGAGTATGGCAATGTCGAGGTAGCTTTAAGAAAATTTAAAAAGAAAATTCAAAACTCTGGATTACTTGATGATCTAAAGAAAAATGAATTTTTTGACAAACCAACCAATGTTAGAAAAGTTAAGAAGGCTATGGCAATCAAGCGAGAAAAGAAAAGACAGTCACTCGAATTGAATCCTTCACGTGGTCCTAGAAGAAAATAACCCAAAAAGACTTGAAAAAATCTAATTTATCATTATATATGATAAATAGTTGTGTGAAAAGATAGGTTTCTTATCACACGGATGCCGAAAGGGTCCAAACAATTAATCTTGCTTTATTAAAGGAGAAACACTATGACAAGCAATATACCAACCTTCCGTCTAAACCATTTAGACATTCCATCAATTCACAAATTCGGAATCGGCTTCGATTCTATATTTGAGGATATTCATCGACTATCATCATTAGCAGGTAAGGATAATTATCCCCCTTATAATGTTATCAAAATTGACGATGATCACTTTGCCATCGAACTAGCACTTGCTGGTATTGATAAAGAAGCACTCGACATTGAGTTGAATCAAAATCAATTAACAATCTCTACAAAGAAAGTAGAGACACCTGGACACGAAGGTAAGTTCGAAGATAAGATAAAAGAACTAGAGTACCTACACAAAGGTATCAGTAATAGAGCGTTCAGCAGAGCATTCACACTTGCTGATCACGTTATTGTAACAGGTGCTGATATGCGTAATGGCATATTAAGAGTTGACCTAGAACGTAAACTTCCTGAAGAA